TCTTTTCATGTATATTTTTGGTGGTAGGTCTAAACAATCTTCTTTTAATACTCTGTATGAAAAAGGTTTTAGTTTATCAGACAGCTCCCCTAAATTTTGATAGCCTATAACTAAATTAATAGATCTACCTGATATGTTTGCACTTTTCATTATGGCATATCTATTTCGAAAAGAATAATAAGAAGAGTGGTTTAAGTGCATAGGGTCTAAAAACTCACATTGTGAGTACAAATCAAGTGGATTTCTAGTTACAGGAGAACCAGTCATAATTCTTCTATAGTTAGCTGCTCTTGATAAATTTAAAATATTTTTAGTTCTTTTAGCTTTTGGATTTTTTATAGTGGTTGATTCATCAATAGCCATCATAGCTTTATGGCAATTTAAAAAACTTAAAGCCCATGAATATCCTTTTTCTGTGCTAAAAGCCTCAACATTCATTATTAATATTTGAAGTTTGTGACTATTTTCTGGGTTGTAAAATTGTCGTAATTTTTCTTTTTGAGTTTTATTTATGTTTGATTGCCACAAAACGGTCACATTCTCAATGTGATCTGGTAAATGTGCAGGCAACTCTTGATTGTACCAAGTTCCTACCACACCTTTTGGTGCAACAATTAAGGCACCATCTACTTTACCTTTATCGTAAAGCATAGCTAGATTATCGATTAGTACTTTTGTTTTGCCAGTACCCATTTCCATAAAATATGCAAACGTATCTCTGTTCCAAGATTTTTCCAACGCAGTAAGTTGGTGTGCATATGGCTTCTTTTTAAATTTATATTTCATCTTTCTATTGACATTTATATAGGATTATAATAATAAGTCAAGCATGAAAGATGAAAGTACAGTTTATGTAGTACAAGAAATTTCAGGTACCAGAGACGGTAGACCTAAATTTAACATTATGGGTGCAGCCGAATACGGTAAACTAGAATTTCTGTTGGATGAAAGATCACAAATGATTTTTTCACCTGGACCACTGATAATGAAACTAAGAAATCTTTTAAAAAATTTCAAACCAACAGATTACTTGTTATTAACAGGTGATCCTGCTATAATAGGTGTAGTCTGCTGTTTGATATCAGAAACAACAAACGGTAGATTCAATCTCTTGAAGTGGGATAGACAAGAAAAAAGATACTACCCAATAGAGATTGATGTTTACGGAACAGGAGCAAAGAACAATGAACACGATTGATTTTGAAAAGGATCAAGAACAAGTATTGGATAAAACAACCAATATCAATAAACTTGCAGATAAGATTAAAGAGCTGCAAGCACAACAAGAACAACTGCAACAACAAGAAGACGCAGTTAAACAAAAGAAAAAAGATATAGAGCATTTATCAGGTGAGGTCATACCAACTATGTTATCTGAAATGGGTCTATCATTTCTAAAACTACAGGACGGATCTTCTGTAGAAGTTAAAACAAATTATAGTGCCACTATCACACAAGCAAATAAAGAGAAGGCATTCAACTGGCTTCGTGAGAATGGCCTGGGCGACATAATCAAAAATGAGATATCCGTGTCGTTCGGTCGTAACGAGGATAACAAGGCGGCTGATTATGCCGACCTTGCGAAGGGTCAAGGCTTTGAACCTCAGCAAAAACTGAAGGTCGAGCCTATGACTCTGAAAGCGTTAGTCCGTGAACGTATGGAGGCAGGTAAAGAGATGCCAACGGAACTTTTCAACATTTATGTTGGAAATAAAACAACAATAAAAAGGAAACAATAAACATGAGCGAAGTAGCAAAGAAAAAAACAAATGCATTAGCTGCAGTTAATTTTGAAGCTGATGCGGGCCAAGGTTTAAACATGACGCAAGAAGATCTTGCGTTGCCGTTTTTAAAAGTTCTTGGTCAACTATCACCTGAATGCAATAAGCGTGATGCTAAACATGTCGAGGGGGCAGAACCCGGCATGATTATAAATACCGTAACAAACGAGATTTATGATGGCGTAAAAGGTATAGATGTCGTGCCAGTACATTACAAAAGACAGTACATAGAATGGCAAGACAGAGGTGAGAGTCAAGGTGCTCCAGTAAAAATCTATGAAGCTGGAGATGACTTGCCGTCAACTACAAGAGACAAGTTTAATAAAGATAGGTTAGCAAATGGTAACTATCTTGAAAATACAGCTAGTCACTTCGTAGTTATACTTGGCAACAGCCCAACAACAGCTTTGATTTCTATGAAAGCTACTCAATTAAAAGTGAGTAGAAAGTGGAACTCGATGATGATGGGTTTAAAAATGCAGGGTAAAAACGGTATGTTTACACCACCAACATATAGCCACATTTATAAGTTAAAAACTGTGCAACAGTCGAACGACAAAGGCACATGGTTTGGCTGGGATGTATCTAGGGTTGGTCCTATCGAAGACGCTGGGATTTACAAAATAGCTAAAGACTTTGGAGCAAATGTTTCAAAGGGTGAGGTTAAAGTAAAACACGGCGAACAAGAGTCTAAATCCGATTCACCGTACTAAAGACTTCCTAGGGAAGATAGAGGGGCGGTGATGGGAGACTGGACCCGCCCCCAACAAAATATTTATGGAGAAATTTAGACAGATATTTACAGGATTAATGCGAGCACATGGTTGCACCTATGTGGACAAGAAGGGTGCCGACGGACTTAAAATTAAAGGTAAGTCTTTTGTAAAAAGAGAACCAGTAACAGAACAACTTTGGCAAAATCATTTAAACGGTATTGAACCCAGTCTTGGTATTATACCAATTAACGAAGACAATAAATGTAGATGGGGATGTATTGACGTAGATAAATACAATCTTGATCATAAAAAACTTTTAAACAAACTACCAATAGGCATACCATTATGTGTTTGTAGATCTAAAAGTGGTGGTGCACATATATTTTTGTTTACAACAGATTTCGTGCCAGCAAAATTAATGAGAGACAAACTTATGTCTATTAGTGCTGTGTTGGGATTTGGTAACGCTGAAGTATTTCCTAAACAAATAGAATTAAAATCGCAAGATGATACAGGAAATTTTTTAAATTTACCATACTTTAATTGTAAGAATACAACAAGATATTGTTTTGATTCTAAAGGCCAAGCAGTTACAATAGATGCTTTTTTAAATGCTGTGGAAGTCAGTGCTCTTACTCCTAAAGAATTACAAGACCTACAGATAAAAAGACCGCCATCAGAGTTTGATGATGGTCCACCTTGTTTACAATCTTTAACAAAAGAAAAACTAAGCGATGGTAGAGACAGGGTTATGTTTCAATTTAAAGTGTATGCCAAAAAGAAATGGCCAGATGACTGGTCTTATAAATTAGATGAATTTAATTACAAACATTATGTTACTCCTTACAAACATAATGAAATGGAGAAATTTAGAAAAGATAAGGACAAGGACTATGGTTTTAAATGCAATGAAGAGCCTATGTGCAATCATTGTGATAAACAACTTTGTAAAACTAGAAAGTTTGGAATTGGAACACAGGTTCTGTTTCCACAGCTATCAGATCTACAAATAATAAAATTAGATCCTAAGATATTTAGATTAAATGTAGACGGAGAAAGAGTAGAATTAAAAGCCGAAGAGTTACAAGAACAAAGATTATTTATTAGAGCATGTATGAATCAAATACATAAGTATCCACCAAAACTTAAACCAAAAGATTATGACATCATGGTTACAACTTTAATGGCTAACCCAGAATTAGTTGAAGCCCCAGAGGGTGCATCTAAAAAAGAACAGTTGTCACAACATCTTGAGAACTATTGTACAAGTAGAACTGCAGAGGGTGCAACAAAAGAAGATATGGAATCAGGAAACGTGTGGAATAAAAGTGGTCACCATCATTTTATTTTTGGTGAGTTTTATCACAAATTTTTACATAGACACAAGTGGACAGAGAAATATGACGTTACAAACTTTTGGTTAACAGAGCACTGTGGGTGTGAAGTTGTTAGGATGAACATAGGTAAAAAGAAAATATCTGTTATAAAATTAAAAGAATTTGAAAAAGAAGATATGAAAATAAAAGACAGAACATTTAAAAGGGAGGACGCATTTTGAAAACTATTGTTCTTGGTCCACCTGGCACTGGTAAAACAACCACACTGTTGAACGAAGTGGATAAATATTTGAAACAAACTGATCCTGATAAGATAGGTTATTTTTCTTTTACACAAAAAGCAGCATACGAAGCTAGAGATAGGGCGATGTCTAAATTTAATTTATCAGAAGGAGACCTACCATATTTTAGAACATTACACTCATTAGCGTTTAGAAGACTAGGTATAAAAAAAGATGATGTTATGCAACGTAGACACTATGAAGATTTAGGTAAAAAAACTAGTTATAATTTAGACTATCACGAATATGATAACGAACATACAGGACTATTCACAACTAAGAGTGACTTGCTTCGCATAGTGCAGATAGCTAAACTACGAGGTATCACGCCAGAGCAACAGTTTAATTTAAAAGAGCACACACAAGATATAACTGTTAAACAACTAAAACAGTTTGTCTCTGATCTTAATCAATACAAAAAAGATTACAACTTAATAGATTTTACAGACATGATTACAGAGTTTGTTAAGTCAGATAAGTGCCCTAGGTTTGATGTAGTTTTTATAGATGAAGCTCAAGACTTATCTAATTCACAATGGACTATGGCAAAATCTATTTGGGATAAAACACAAGACACTTACATAGCAGGTGATGATGATCAAGCTATATTTAGATGGGCAGGTGCGGACGTGGATAGTTTTATAGCACAGACAGGGAAGATAATGCGATTGACACAGTCATACCGAATACCACAGGTAGTTCATAATGTAGCGATGAATATAGTAAATAGGATACAAAAGAGATTACCAAAAGAGTGGAGACCAAAAACACAAAGAGGATTGCTTTCATATTATAACGATTTTGAACAAATTAACATGAAAAAAGGTAATTGGCTAGTGTTAGCTAGAACTAGATTTATGTTAAACGATTTAGAGGAAACGCTATATTCACAAGGGTTGTATTATGAGAACAAGTTTAAAACAAACAAAGAACAGGACTTGTACAAGGCAGTTACAGACTGGGAAAATGTGCGTAAGGGTGTGGATATAAATTATGATCAGGTTGTTAGAATATCATCTTATATGTCTCCGAAGAATTATCAAAAAGAAGAATTAAAATATTTAGACAAAGACTTGACATACAGTATGCAAGACCTTCTTAGTAAGAGGGGTTTGAAAACAGAGGATGTGTGGTACAATGCTTTTGATGAAGCACCACAAAAGAAAGTTAGATACATCAGACGTATGAGAGAGAATGGCGAGAAACTCAACTCTAATCCAAGAATCACTCTATCTACAATACATGGAGTAAAAGGTGGTGAACAAGATAACGTAGTTCTCTTGACTGACCTATCTAGAAACACACAAAGAAACTACGAACAAAATCCTGATGATGAAAATAGATTATTCTATGTTGGTGCAACTAGAACTAAAAATCATTTACATGTCATTAGACCAAAAGATATATACAAAGGATATAAAATATGAAAACAGCAGAAGCGTTACAATTGGCGAAAGAATTAATTGAAGGACCCAGAGCAAAAACTTATGGTGATAAAATAGTAAACCATGCAAATATTGGAAAGTTGTGGTCAGCATATCTAGACAAAGAGATTACAGCACACGACGCAGCTGTGATGATGGCTTTATTAAAAGTAGCGAGAACAAAGTTTGGTCAACCAACTAGTGACACCTATGTAGATGCGGCTGCATATATGGCGATAGCAGGAGAATGTAAACATGAAGATGATATTTAAACCACAGACAGAGTGGATACCACCAACAGACTTTCCAGATCTTGGTAAGTATGATGAGATTGCTATCGACTTAGAAACAAAAGATCCAAACTTAAATAAAAGAATGGGATCTGGTTCTGTTGTAGGTGAAGGAGATGTTGTAGGTATATCATTAGCAACACACGATTGGTGTGCATACTATCCTATCGCACATGAAGGTGGTGGTAACATGGACCGTAAGATGGTTCTAAAATGGTTACAGGACCAACTTAATACACCAGCTACAAAAATATTTCATAATGCAATGTATGATGTGTGTTGGTTAAGAGCATTAGGATTAAAGATAAACGGTAAGATTGTAGATACAATGATAGCTGCATCTTTGGTTGATGAGAATAGATACAGATACGATTTAAATAATTGTGGTAGAGATTTTGTAGGTAAAGGTAAAGACGAGACAGCACTATACGAAGCAGCAAAGTCTTGGGGTGTAGATCCCAAAGCAGAGATGTACAAGCTACCAGCTATGTACGTTGGAGCTTACGCGGAGCGTGACGCCCAACTTACATTTGAGCTTTGGCAGGAGTTAAAAAAAGAAATCTTGTTACAAGATATTGAAAATATATTTGAAATGGAAACTAAACTGTTCCCTGTTCTGGTAGACATGAGATTTCTTGGTGTGCGTGTAGATGTGGAAAGAGCTGCTAGAGAAAAACAAAATATGGTAGAAGAAGAAAATAGATTACTGGGTGGTATATACGCTGAAACAGGACAAGACGTACAGATTTGGGCTGCAAGATCTATTGCTAAAGTGTTTGATAAACTTGGTTTACCGTATGACAGAACAGAGAAAACTGGTGCACCTAGCTTTACTAAAAACTTTTTATCTAATCACCCACATAACATTGTGCAAGCAATTGCAAAAGCAAGAGAGATTAACAAAGCACATACAACATTTATAGATACAATATTAAAATACTCAGGCAAAGGTAGAATACATGCAGAGATAAATCAACTACGTGGTGATAGTGGTGGCACTGTGACCGGAAGATTCAGTATGAATAATCCAAACCTACAGCAGATACCTGCAAGGAACAAGGATCTCGGACCACGGATCAGAAGTTTATTTATACCTGAAGAAGGGTGTAAGTGGGGCTGCTTTGATTACAACCAACAAGAACCAAGACTTGTAGTTCACTATTCAGCATTACAAGGATTCTTTTCTGTAGAAGATGTAGTTGATGCATACAAGCAAGGTGATGCAGACTTCCATAAGATTGTAGCAGATATGGCTGGTATACCTAGAACACAAGCAAAGACAATTAATTTAGGTCTTTTTTATGGTATGGGTAAAAATAAATTACAAGCAGAGTTAGGTGTAAACAAACTACAAGCTGAAGAATTATTTAAACAGTATCATACAAAGGTGCCTTTTGTTAAACAATTGATGGACGCTGTGATGAGTAGAGCACAACGTAAGGGTAGAGTTAGAACTCTTCTTGGTCGTTTATGCAGGTTTCATTTATGGGAACCGAATCAGTTTGGTATTCACAAGCCATTGCCTCACGATGATGCACTCGCGGAACACGGACCAGGGATCAGAAGAGCATACACATACAAAGCCTTAAATAGATTAATACAAGGGTCTGCAGCAGACATGACAAAGAAAGCAATGATAGATCTACATTCTGAGGGCATACTACCACATTTACAAGTTCATGATGAACTAGATATATCTATACAAAATAAAAAAGAAGCAGAAAAAATAAAGGAGATAATGGAGTCAACAGTATCACTTGAAGTTCCTAACAAAGTAGATTATGAGGAAGGTGATAACTGGGGCAGCATTAAATGAGGATTTATTATGGCATATTTAAACGCAAACATACCACCGGAGTACGCACAAATCAGAAAGGAGTATCTGTATGACCTTAAGAAACATCATGGAGAAGTTGAAGACTGCATTATTTTTGGTCTTTCGGCTATTACGGGGCGTTCCATCCTTTTTCATTGTATTATGGAAAATGGAGCTATCTTCTACCGTCTCCCGATTAGTGCATTCATTCAAAGAGGCTTTAAGGCAGAAGCCGTTCCTAGACGCAGACTTGATGAGCTTCAGTTATGGAATTGTTTCAGCTATTATCCTGCTGTTCATTCTTGGGATATTTTAGAAGCACAGGCTGGTAAATACATAGGAAAAGACAAAAAATGGCACCATGGTAAATACTTATTTACTGTTGACTTCGCACACCCAGAGTCTAATATATTAGATACGGATCATTCAGAGATACCGCACGAGCATAAATGTGCTCACATCATAGCACTCGACGACGGGAACTATGCAGCACAACCTAACAATAGATGTATTTGGGATATACCTTCGTTTACAGTGAAAAACAATGTTCCAGATTGGAAAGTGCAAACTTCTGAGTGGAACGTAGAGAACACAAGTCAATGGAAAACAGAAGATACTGATAAGTTCTTCTACGAAATTGAGGAGAAAAAACATGATGAATAAATGTAAAGCAATTTGTTGTAAAGTTTGGGACAAAATAAAAGCTGGCTGGGAATGGATCGTGTCTAGATTCAACAGGTAATTTATGGCTCTAAAAATTTCTGAGTCCGCAGCTGTACAGATGCCGATGAAGACGGTTGCCTCGTTGATCATGATGGTCGCAATTGGCACCTGGGCTTATTTTGGGTTACACGAAACACTAAATAAACACAGCACGCAATTAGAATTAATGGCAAAAGATCTTGATCAGAATACAGAGTTCAGGATAAAATACCCTCGAGGACAATTAGGTAAGTCTTCTGGTGAAGCAGAACTCTACATGTTAGTAGAGGATCTTTACAAGTCTGTAGATAGATTAAACAAAGCTATCGAGGATGGTATGCACAATAAAGTTAACATTGAGTTTTTGCAGAAACAAATGGAGAAAGCTCTAACGGATATCGAAAATTTAAAAGATAAAAACAGGGACATGTATTACAATGGCAACGGCAAAAAAAATTAAACTATCTAGATTTGAATGGGTAAAAAAGAATATAGTTATTGTACCAGTTGTGGCAGCAATACTAGCAGGAACATTTACATCCATAAGATACGTTCTTAATTTAACAGATACAATTGAAGCAAACAGACAAACTCTTGTAAATATTGAAAGAGACATAAAAGTAGCAGAAGATAAGTTGACTGAAGTTGCTACAAGACTCTCTGCAGCAGAAGCAACATGGGACATGGCTGAAAATTTATATAGACAACTAGCTGACCAGGTAAGAGAACATGAATACGATATTAAAGACCTCTCTCGTTAATTTAGCATGGATACTATTCTTTTTGTTTGTAACTACATCAGTGCAAGCTAGAAACGAATATTTAAATGATGGTTCCAGCACTTGTGATCAAGGTAGCTGGGAAGCGTACACAGAAGTAAGACAACACGAATATAAAACAGGAACTAGTGCTGAATCACAAAACCAAGTCTTAGGTTGGAGATTTAGGAAGTCTATCGGTGACGTATGTGATGAAGAATATGTAAAAGAACAAAGATTAAAAAATAAATTAAAAACACAATTAGAATTAGTTAAAGAATGTAGAAGAGTGCCTAAAATTAACCCGCCTCCTCCTGCCTTTGCAGAGTTAATAAATCAGTGCATGCAATTAGGTGTTATTTCCTCAGAATCGTTTAATGGTAGAGATTTTGACCCTAAAATTAGCTATTGGACTATATTAAAACAACAGTATTTGAAAGATAATCCAGATGTGATAACATTAGACAACTATGAACAGAAACACTAGAAAAGTATTGCAGTACATGGAAGACATGGAAAAGCAAGCAAAACAAATGAAATTTATTAGAGACCTCAAAGTAGAGGTTCAAATAAACGGAACAGGCACACATAAATATAGGTTTAAACGTGGACCAAATAGAGGTAAAACAACAGTATGATAGAGACTGTGGTGGCCCTTCTAATGTTTATAGGGCCTGATATCAAAGAGCATAGAATACAAGCCGAAGGTATGGCTCAATGTTTACGCCATAAACGTGAGGCTGAGAGACAGTTTAAAGAAGGCATAAGCTATAAATGTATTAGATCCAAAGCAGAATTAGACAAAAATATAGATGGATCTTACTCAATAAGATCGTTAATATTAGAATAATGAAACTTACAGCAAATATAACTCTTGATGAGTTAACTAAGTCTCAAATTGCGGAGAGGAAAGGTATTAATAATAATCCTGGACCTCAGCAAATAGAGAACTTAAAAGCATTGGCTGTTAATATATTACAACCAGTAAGATCACATTTTGATAGACCATTAATTATATCTAGCGGCTTTCGTTGTGCACAGCTTTGCACAGAGATAGGTAGCAAAATTACCAGTCAACATGTGGCAGACGATGGTGCAGCTGCAGCAGACTTTGAGATACCTGGTGTAGATAATAGAGAGCTAGCTCTTTGGATTAAGAATGAATTAGAATTTGACCAGCTTATATTAGAGTTTTACAGAGATAACGAACCAACATCAGGTTGGATACATTGTTCATATTCATCTAACGCAAACAGACAACAATCGTTGCGTGCTCTCAGAGAAGATGGTAAGGTGAAATATAAACCATGGCTAGAATAGGAACATTAGAAACATCAATTGTAACAGGAAACTGTCCAGAATGTAGAACAGATACATTACTGGTTAGTTTTGATCCTGGTATGTTTCGTTGTGTTAACTGTGGACATGATTTAGAACAGAAAGTAAATGGCGTAATTAAGTATGTTATTGCAGATAAAGAAACAGGTTTTAAAATAAGACACTTAGACGAAACTAAAGATGGCTAAAAAGAAGCCACTCTTTGGCGTAAATACCTACATTAAAAAAACTCCCAAGAAAAGGCCTGGAAAACATGCGAAGAGTTATGGCAAACGTATACCTAAGCGTAAGCCCTACAGAGGCCAGGGCCGTTAGTGTTCTGAAGCATTATTATTTTTCTATTCTGGGTTGATATTATTTTATTTTTAATACTTGCAATTGGTTCATTCCTAGTGTATATAGGATAGTAATAATCCCCGTGAGGACCTATCGCTGGCTAGCTAAGGTGGTAGATCTCCAAGTAGCGGGTGGCAGTAGGCTGTATCGAAAGCTAGGTTAGCCTACTGACCCCAAGGAAAGAAAGAAAAATATGAGATATAAATATAAAATAACAGAAGGCGATCAAACCACAGAAAAAGAGGCGATGAGTCTTAAAAAAATGATGAAAGGATTAGATCCCAAGAAAACTTTTATAGTGGAATATACTAACAAAAAAGGTAATAGTCAGAAAAAGATTATTACAAATGGAAAACAT